GAGTAGTACTGAATCGTCAGCGGTTCGATGTTCGCGTAGGGCGGCGGGTCGCCGATCGAAATCATGTAGGGCTGAATATGGAAGCAGCTACAGACGGTCGTCGCGGACCATTGCAATTGCTCGATGAGTTGCGCGTCCGCGGCGTTGACGGCCATTTGTTCGTACGTCAATCCGTGCGACAGGAGCGCGACCTTCCCGGCGTTGTCGCCGGAGTACGCCGCCGTCCAGCGCTCCTTGAGGTCGAGCGCCTGCTCGTCGGTGAGGTCTTGCGGCGTCGTCAGGATGCCGCCCGGTTGGGATCCGTTCTTAAAGAACGACGTCGCGCCGTTCTGGATCGCGAGGCCTTGCGAGGCCGCGACGCCACACGCATGGATCGGACTGACGCCGACCAGGGGGTGATACAGCGGGACCATCTTGTCGTGGATGATTTCGCGCGCGGGGACGACGACCTGATCGCCGAGGCCGACGAGATCCTCACGCTTCAACTCGTAGAAGACCTCGCCGCTCGTCGACACCATCGGGACGACCTTCGTCGGGTCGAGGACATACAGCGCGACGACCAGGCCGCGGTTGTCCCGTTCCTTCAGGACGTAGGTATTCCCGTGAATGAGTTTCGACATCATCCACTGAGTGATGAACTGGATCCGGTTCTGGTAGCGGTTGGGTTTCTTGAGGACGGGACTAAACGCCGACGAGCTCGTCTCCGTCCAGATCCCAAAGTCGTCGACCTGGACGAGGCGGAGGCCGAGCTTCGCAATGTCCGAGGCGATCAGCGTGACACACGCGAAGACCGCGGAATATGTGAGCGACGTCTCCGCAGTGATCTCCTGGTTCTGCTGCCAGGCGCCCGTGAAGGGCTCGCGGACGACGGGCCACCAGTTGCCGCGCGGAAACACGGAGCGGAGCGGCGCGGCCACGAGCGCGGCGGCGCCTTTCACGATCCAGCCAAAGAATCCGCGCCGAGGTAACTCCATCCGCTCCCGTTCTCACATCAGGGCGCCCCGGCTCGCGGGTTTGCGGCCGATGGCGAAACCAGCGCTCCCAGCGTCGGGGCGCCCTGATCGGTGTCCTTATTCGCCCTTCTTCGCGCTCGCGGATCCGACCGTCAGGGTCGTCCCCGTCGGCGCGGGCCAGTTGGCCGCGGTCAAATACTTCACCGCATTGACCCCGATCCGCTTCCACGTAATGAACCGTTCCGCCCTCAGGGCGACACAGTTGTTTTGGAACATCGACACGTAGACGGTCGTCGCATCCGCGGGACTCATCGGCGCCGAATCCATTTGCAGGGATGCCTCGCGCGAGGCATCGATCGTCACCCCACCGTCGTCCGCGAAGAGAATCAACTGCGGTTGCATGGAGACGACGTTGGTCCCGGCGACGTTCGACGTAATGAACGTGATCCCCTTGTAGGTCCCACCCGACACCGACAACCCGGGAAACTCCGGGGACCCGTCCATGTTGTTCCGGAAGGACAGTGCTAGGGCATTCGCCGGGGAGAGCACAAACGCGAGCCCGTCCACGGAGATGTTATTGGTCGCGTAGTGATTGATCAGGCCGAGAATGTCCGCCAGGGGCGACACGGTCGCCGCGGCAGTCGCGGCGCCATTGGTGATCGAGCCCGGGCTCACTCCGGCGACCGCGGCGACCGCCGGGTCGAGGAATTGCTGATCGATAAACTGCGCAATCCCGGCGATCATGTCGGCCCGGACGAGCGCCTCCGCGGAGGGATTCGAGCTCTTGACGAGCTCGTCCGTCAACACGATGATCCCCGCGACCTTGTTGATCCCGAGACTCTCTGACGAGAAGGCGAGTTTCGTGAGGGGTTTCGGTTTCGACTCCCCGACCCACCCGTACGACCCACCAGCGGTTTGCGTGGGGACCTTCACATTGAAGGGGACGTCGCGGAGATTCGGGATCTTCCCGACCACGGTTGCCGGACGGAGGAGCTCGAGGAAATCGGTCACGATCGGATTCACGAGGGGCGCCGCCCACACGGAATCGGTGGTGGTTCCCGGGGCGACCGCGGCCTTGAGGGCGAGGGCGACCTCCGGCGTGGAACTATCCCACCGGGACGCCCACTGCGCCGCGGACATAACGTTCCCCTGACAGGCCGCGAGCGCCATGGTCATGCGGGTGAATTGGGTCCCCTTGACGACGTTCGGGCGCACGCTCACGCGCGAGTAGGGGCTCGAGCCCTTGTAGACGGGGATACCGGAGGGGGTCGCGGGGACCGCTTCCGCGGTCGACGCCTCGAGGCGCTCGCGGTCGCGCCACCGCACGAGGTCCGCATCGAGCGCCTTCACTTCCGCGATCAATCCGTCATGCTCCGCCGCGGCCTCGACGCCCAGGGTCGCGCCGTCCGTGGCCCCCGTCTCGAGAATCTCGCCGGTCCGCGCGACGAGCGCCGCGCGCTTGTTTTCCATGTTCTGAATGTGTTCACTGGTCGTCTGTTTGCCCATGAGGGGCCTCGTCTTCTGAGGGCCCGTGACGCCGGGCGGGTAATGGCCTGTCGCGGCCTGATCGAGTGAGCGCACGACCGCGACGGTCGCGGACTGGTGCGCGGGGACGGTCACGAGCGACAGCTCGAGAATTTCGGATTTCACAAACCGGAGGCCGCCCGTCTTCAGCGGTTCCATTTCGATCGGCTTGAACCCGATCGAGACGCCGCGGATCAACTTGTGGAGGATCGACGTCCAGGCGCGATCGACTTCGTCCTTGACCGCGCCAGGCGTGTCAATCTCCGGGAGCTCCGCCTCGAACGTAATCCCCGCGGCGGTCGGCGGAAAGAAGCGCGCAATGCCGACGGGCGTCTGGCGGTTGTGATGGAGGAGGAGCGGGATCTCAGATGCGAACTTCGCGCCTAAGGGTTCAACGATGTCGCCGGCGCGATCGGTTTCCGGCGTGGAGGCGACGCCGCGGATCTTCCGCGTCGCCGCGTCTATGGCTTTAATCGTGAGGACGGAGTAAGCACGTTCCACGGTCGGGCCATATGTTGCGCCCTCGGTCGAACGACCACAATTTTCTATATGACTTAATCGAAGAGGTTTGGCTGCGCCGGCCCGATTTTGCGCCGACGTTTCCATTCCTCTGCGGCGAGTACTGACTCGGCCCATTCTTCAGGCGGAGTGCAACTCTTTTTCCGGTTACAGGTTTGGCAGATCCATCGGGTGTTGATTAGGTAGAAGGGATCTCGCGTGGGATCAGTGATGTCGAGCGTGATGTCGGTCGGCCCGTGTCCCATGGTCTTAAAAGCCTCGCGACACATCGGACACTGATTCTCGTACGCATGTTCCGCATCGTGCGCGAGGTGGTCAAGGTGCCAGCCGAATTGCTGATCTAACTCGGAGATAGAACGCCCCAAACGATTCGCATGATGGCGGCGGGTATCACGCGCTTTACTCATCCACCGATTCGCCGCCTTCCGTTGGTCACGGGCCGTTTGTTCGCATAATTTACAGATCGCACGGGTCCCACATCCGGCAGGTGCACCTGCCGGATTGTCGCGACGAAAAGCCCCGAGCGGATACGTGCCGCCGCATTTTGGACAGTATTTTGAGGCCCGCATGAGTAAGGGGAATTACTACAGTTGCGGAAGAATCACAATTTTAAGTGTCTGAAATCTTCCGCTCAAGTTCGCGACGGAGGCCGCGACGGATAACATCCTGAATCGTTTCTCTACGGGTCCGGGCAATTTTTGTGACGGCGTCATAATCGACGGCGGGGAGTGTCACAAGAATAGGGGCCGTTGGGCGGCCGTTCGGATCAAGGCGAGGGCGGCCGCGGCGCTTGGGTTGGTGATTCATCGTCCCCCCATAAAGAGCATCTGGACTTTGGGCGGTTTGTTGCGGACGCCGGCGGCGATCGCATGGGTCCGCGCTTCCCACGAGAGGACCGCCGCCATCGCGAGGTCTATCTTATGCGGAGAGTCTGGTCGATCCTTCTGAATCAGCCAGAGGGGCTCGCCTTGTTCGTCCCGCGCGCCGGGGAGGTTATGCCGGCGACTGTGTCCGAGATGCCGTGTCAGGCGCGGGTCGCCATCGTGCGAGACGTCCCCGCTCCGGATCGCGTTCTGGTAGGTCTTGAGCGCGTAGGTCATCGGGCGCCGGCGGTTCGTCCACCAGGCCACGACCTTCTCCGGCCCGAGCGCGGGATCGCCGGCCCACTGCGCGATCCATGATCCCCAGTACGGCGGATCCGCGTAGAGGCGCCAGACCGAGTAGTCCTTGAACAGGCCGCGGATCGTCGCGTCGACCTCGTCGGTCGGGACTTGCCAGTCGGTGCGCCCTTGGGGACATTCCCATAAACCCGCGACCCATTGAAACCCAGTCTCGACATGCGTCGCGACGATCCCGGTCGCGTCGTGGAACATCGCGCCATCAAACCCGAGCGTAATGGCATCGCCAGGCGCGAGAGGCGTCGGGCGCGCGAGCTCGAGCCAGCGCGGGACGTCGAAGGCCTGGGTCCCACCTTTGACGAGACGGTTCAGCCAGACGCGCTCGAGGTACGCCCGATCGGCCTCTGGGTCCTGCCAGGCCGCCGCGATCGCCTCAATGTCGGACCATTCACTCGAGGGGCCCGAGGCCTCGATGATCGCCGCGCGGAGGCCGTCGGCGGTGTCGAGCTTGTGATGGTCCGAGGCGTCCCGATGAAAGTAAAACAGGCGCGCATCCGTGACCCGCCCTGACACGACGGCCTGGGCGTATTCCATTGTTGACTCGGCGACCGATCCCATCCCGGGCTCCGGCGCCGTCGTCGTCTCGAGCGTCCAGGCGTCGGCCGCGCGCCGTTTGGGAATGTTCGCGAGCATCGTCCGATGCGCGCGGACCAGGCGCGGGAGCGTGAAGC